ACTTCTTTGAGACTCTGGCCCGTCTGTGATTTTATTGACAATGGGCTGTTTAATGTAAGCTAAAACATATTCGATTTCTTCTTTCAAAGGTAATATAAAGCCTGTCGCCTCATCGTAAGTAGTCGCACCCCTATCAAACCTGATAATTGGATGAGGTTTTGATCTTTTTCTTATTAAACGAGCTGTGTTCCTCCCTATTGTCATTCAACCACCGCTTTGATTGATTGCTGCAAACGTCCTGAATCTTGTAACGGATGTTTACCACCGCCTTTTTTTCTTATCGTAGAAGCTGCATTCTTTTCGAACGCCGACCCACTGTTAATTCTTTCTTGTATTAAATTGACGTAAGATTCACCCCAAATTTGCAAGGCCTGTTTTTTAGTCAACTTCCCGTCTCGAACTTTAACGGATAAATCTATTCCAGTTTGTTCTATCTCATCTTTTGATATGTCGTAAGTTTGACGTAGAAAAGATCTTTTAGGGATTGTGATCTGATGAGCTTTAGTAACTCCGCTAACAAATCCCGTACCCGCCTTTAAAAACCTTACTTCTCCACGTTCAGCTCCAGCCTTACTTTTAAAACCAAAAGCTGTACCGCCCGGATGATTTATAGTAGCTCCGAATTCCTGCGCCGCTGCATAAGTCAAAACTTCACTTCCTTCATTTCCATGAATTCCAACTGTCACTGACTCAGCCCGCTTATCTGAAAGGTTATCAATTATATCACTTAATAAATCGTCACCTTCAGTAAATTCTACACCCATCAATAAACTCTCCCGCGCTGGTTCCTTCTTTTTATAGTCTGTCTAAGCTGATTGTATTGCCTACCAAAATGTGTTTCCAAAATACCTTGTTCAGCACTTGGATTATTAACCGCCATTGTGTTTGATGTGCTGACCGCTCCGATGTTTTCCCCTGCTAAAGTCCCTTGACCCGCTGGAGGTGTTACCGCCAAAACAGCTTTATGAGCGCAGTAATACCTGCGCCCATCAAAGCAAAGTGTCTTCCACTTTTCAAATATTACAACATCAAAAGACTCATCTAGAATTAATTGTTTTTGAGCATCGGTCAAATTAGCGAACCCGATCGGGTCAAACTGACTTTCTCCAAATTCCAAAACAGCCGTGTTTTCTACTTCCGTCCACGTTATTATTCCATTTGCTCTAGACACTTATTCCTTTTTTACTTCTTCGTTTAAAAAATCCTGCTTCTCGTCGGCTTGCTTAGATTCGCTTTCCTGCTTCTCTCTTAGCTTTCGCTCTGCTTTAGTCTCACTTTTAGGCGCTTCTTCAATCTCATCAAGGATTATAAAAACTTTAGTATCTATAAAAAACTTAAATACTTTATTCTCTTTTTTATCTTCCCTTAATATTTTTAAAGTTTCTTGAGAAATATCATTTTCCCCGATTTCAAAAAACACGTTGCCGCCTTTGAAAGCGACACCTTGTTTCCTTTTAGCCTTATTTAAAAGCTTCATCAAATAGTGTTCCTTTGAGTCATGGACAATGGATATCTAACTGCGACACCACCAAACTCCATTTCAGCAGGAAAATTAATAGCTAAGCCATCAAATTGCGGGGCTTGCCAGATTATAGAATCTGCAACTTGAGCTTCTAAAAAATCTGGTTCTTTTTGGTAACAAATAGCTAAATCAGTACTCCCAGCACCAGCCCCTTTCAAATCTGCAATTTGGACAAAACCTTTAATCGCTGGGTAATTCTCAAGAATCCAAGCTGCAATAGATTTAGTTCCAACACCTGAAGTGGTTAAGATTTTTGAATAAATTAACTGATACTGCTTAACGGGAAGACAAATAACAAAACCATCTTCGCCGAATGCGGTGTCATAATCAGTCATTATTTGAATAGGCATCCCCACGATAACGTCTTTTATCGCTTCAGACCCTAAGCCAGCCCATACACCACCCGCACTAGCGCTATCAGGAACTCCAGGGTGATTAAAAAATCCGTTGATCCCAATATCTGTACGGCCTACAAACATCCCTTTTTGCAATGATCCTTCGAAAGCTCTATTCACAGCCGTCATATTAGATCTTTGTAGGGGTGCACCAGCAAATGCCGCTCGTCTGAGATCTTGAAAAGTTAACTGATAACCTGAATTGTAAGCATGCACTTTATTTTCATATTCTTTGCCTGTCGCATTAGCATAATTTACACTAGTGTCACCGGGGCCATTCAATTTAGCTTCACCTGTGAAATCAAATTGCCGATAAACAATCTTATCTAATCCAGGTGTAAAAGGTTGAATTGGAAGTACTTCTCTCCACTTACCCAGAGGTTTATGCTTAACTTCCATATACCTAGGGTCAATCATTGTCAGTTGACGCTCAAAGATCAAGCCGTCGTTTGCATCTAATCGACCCTCTTTTTTGATTTCTCTCGCTTCATTGATAATGGTTTCGTCACTTTTATCAGCCCGGTATAAGTCTTTTAAAGTGGTGTCTTCGATTGCTCTTTTCTCCCAATGCATACCCCGAAATAATTCGGTTAATCTTTGAGTTCCTGAAGCAATCTCTGAATCTAAACGACCCATGAAAAGCTTTTGTTTTACGTCTGGATTTCCTAAAACGTAGTCCAGTTGTGCTTTATAACTAATTGTCATCTTTTAAACTCCGTTTTATTTTAAGAAATGCCAATTTGCATATCTGAGTTAAACTTAATTTCGATAGTATCGCCAGAAACTCCAGCTTCCGTTGCTACCGCTGGAATCGCACTTGCTTTATCAGTATCAAGATCACCCCTCCATGTATGGAGTGCAGAAGCTCCGCCCGCTGTGTGGACAAAAAACAACTTTCCACCTTTTGCGACTGTCCCAGTTAATGTCACAGCTAAATACCCTTTTTTGTGGATTGACATGTAATCTTCATCCACGAACCCAGTTACGTTAGTCGTGATCTCGTGAGTTGCTTCAACACTATCATAATTTACAATACCTTCAATATTTTGGAATGTAAAAGCGGCTACTGGTAATTCTACCCCAGCAGTACCTTTAATTACTAATTGACCTGGTAAAATAGTGTAAGTCCCGTCTTCACTGATTACAGTATCTTTTACCGAATCTGCATCCTTAGTGCTTTGTCCCGCGATGTATTTCGCTTGAATCTCACTGTAAGCTATTTGCATAATATCCCCTTAAACCTTCATTGTTGAAAAATCTGTATTATAACCAGCAGCTTTACCACTTCCATCTAGATTTCTCTTAGATCTTAGAGTTGCCTTAAGGTTCTCTTCATTTGATGAATATTGATCCCATGCGGCATCTAAATAAGCTGAATCGCTATCTAGTCGATCTGACTTAAAATCCGCTTTTTTAAGTAATTCTTTTTTAGCCGTTGTGTTGATCTCTTCAAACGATCCGCTAGTTGGGAGCGTGTAACCTGCGGCTTCTGAAATAGATATAATTGTGGCTCGCTGTGAAACTAAAGCGTCTAATCTTTCAGCACTAACCATTTTTTCAGCACTTTCTTTAGACTCTTTTAAAGAGACTTCTAGCGCATCAAGCCTTCCAGTAAATGAAGATTCGTTTTTAACTGCGTCTGCCTGCAATTCTTTAATTTTATTAACTAAAATATCCCGTTGATCAAGCAGCGTTTTAACTCCGTCGCTTTCCTCAACTTGTACAGAATCCAGCCTCAACCCTTCCAGCTCGATTTTTTCAAGTTTTAATTTTGACATTTGTTCCTCTTTGCGGGTTTCAATACCCGAGATTAAAGCGACTTGATCACCGTCAAGCCTTAGTTGGCAAGCTTCTCCAGCCCTGCCTTTTTCCACGCCTGAGACGTGGTTGTACATTATGTTTACTTGTTTTCTATCGTATCTTTCGCCCTTGTATTCTCCTTGCTCGTCAACTGTTTCACAAGTGTAACCAGCGCTCAACATTAGGGCCTTCCCGTCCTCTACATCTTTTATGGCTTTACTGTCAAAGATTGCAATTTTACAGGCTAAAAAATCCCCGTCTTGCCTTACTAGCTCTCCAGTCATCCCTTTCATGAATCCACTTACGGATTCAGAATTTAACAGCCCACCTTTATGCTGTAGCGAGAAAGGCTTCAAAGATAACGTTTCCATTGATTCTTTTTTAAAGACTTCGTCTGGATGTCTTAACTCTCTTATTTCTTTTCCACCAAAATTGTATTTTAAGACTCCCGCCCTAGTTGGCCTTGCTTCTAATGTTACAAAACCGTTTTCATCTTGATGTTTTGAGATCTTACTCTCAAAAAAATCTATTCTCGCATTAGTCATTTAAGCCCCCTATCCATTCAATAAACACTGCCATATTATCCACTATCCATTCAACTACGGGCATATAGAAGGGTTGAAACTGTATAATTATCAACATTATACAAAAATATATTGTAAACTTTACAAACAGCGCCACAGCATCTTGAAGTTTTGGAGATAGCGAGGCCACATAAGGACTACCGATAGTTATATACATTCCCCTTATGATTAACCCACACATTATAATAGCCCACCATTTAATCGAATGGTTTGCTTCTACAACTGCTGAGTAAAGACTTCCAGCCCCAGTCAATAAGCTACCTGTTATCATTTGTTTTCCTGAAATCGTTGTGAATTATAGTGCCTTTACCGTCTTTTTTTTTATCTTGCCATGCTTCAATTATGTTCTGGAGATCGTCAAAAGACATACCAGTAAAAGCGAATGGTATCCACGCACTCATGGAAATCAGCATGACAGTACTAACAAACATCGTTCCAGTCTGTTCAACACCATAAAACAGTCTATGTGCCAATATTCCCCAAACCGAAATGACTCCTATTCTCATGTATAATTTAAGGTTTAACGAGCTACTTAGCACGGTCCATAAAGCAACAAAGAAAAATAAACCCGCGACTAAATAAAGCATTATATACATTTCACTAGTCATCTTAACATCAATGATAGTTTCTATTGATATGTACTCGAAATGCGATATTAATACAGCTAAAAACCCTGCTACAAGAACTCTATGCGAGTCTTGAGGGGCTTTAAACATATTACTAAACCACGCTAAAACTTTTTTCATAAGAAATTACCCTTATCCATGACGCATCTAAACGCTAACTTAGTATCATCTTCGTGAGCGCCTACAATCTCACCAAACATTTTAGACCCTGGCGGTGATTTTAAAACGTTTTTCATGTAAGCTTTGTAATAATTACTATCGTCTTCTATCTCTGTACTTGTCCACTCTGCAACATCGTTTTCGTCTTTTATCCTTAGCTCAAAGCCTTTAATGTCTCTAACTTTACCCCTAGTAAAACTTTTTAGTTCTAGTTCAGTTGGAATCCTTGCTCCTAATTCTTCACAGAAAGCACTAGCTTTGGAAAAACTTGTAATAACGATATTATCACCGATCCTAGCCAACTGTTTAAAAGCGAATAAGCCATTTCCTACAAATCCATAATAAGACTTTAAGTCAACAAGTTCACCTACTTTTTCAGAAATGTCGTTTTGCTTCTCTATAAAATTACTGGAATTGTACAACGGGTGATTATTCGTAATAGCAACAGTATCGACCCCTTCTTCTATAGAATCCGCGACTTCAGTCATTGAGAAAGCTTTTACAAGGTTGTAAAGTTTAGCGTTGTTATACTTCTTATCTAAAACTAAATAGAAAGCCCCCACAAGTAAAACAAGAACACTAATAGCGACGGATTTCATAAAACTTTTACCGCCTCCACTTATTTTATCCCACTTAGTAACAATTTCTTTTTCTATGTCCCCAACCGTTGAATTACTAAAACAGTGAGTCGTCATTTTATAACTTGTCCCTAAATTAAAAAATTGCTCTTCAAAGAATATTTTAATTTGGTTGTAACTGATGATTTTAAATCTTGGGTCGGGTAATGATGATGTACCAATTATTGTAAGCTTCAAACCATCAATGTCAAAATCACCGTTAACCTCCAAAATAAACTCCCTTGAGTTTGGAACCCTTAAAGTAAAATCTTCACCGATTAAAACTTTTTTATTCGCATTTGTGTAAAACGAACTCATAATATACCCTTATCAATTAATTTTTGTGTTTTAGCTTCAGCTTTTTCTATTTTACTGTTTCTTATTTCTAGAGCGTCTTCTATGACCATTTCAGCTCGACATTTACAATTTATGTCCTGCCCTGGCTCGTTCCGTTCGCCTGCCCTACTACCTGTACTTACAGTTATAGGTTTATTCCCCCAATCAAAAATAGCCCCGTCCAATATTTCGTGATCGTGTCGAACACTGCCATTGTTTCTAGTCCGCCAAATGTATCTAAATCCTCCGTTAGCCTTTTGCCTAATTCGGTCTAAATCTCCATTTAGTTTTTGTATTTGATCCGTTGCAATTAATTTAGCGTTTGACTTTTTACTATTCCCTGTAACTTGTATTATTTTTTCTATTTCTTCAACAACTGTTTTATTTGATGATCCAGATCTCATTGCCTGAAAAACAGAAGATTCTATTTTTGAAAAGTAATCTTCTGAAACGGTCGTGATTTTTTGGACATTCTCTTGAGAGGCGATAGAAAGGAGGTCTTTTATTTGTGGAGTACTAGAGATTGGATCAACACCAGCTATCTTTTCATAATACTTATCAAATTGTCTCTCGTGATCCTTATTTGCTGAGTTAAACAAAGGCTTGACCTTCCTACTCACCTGCTTGCTATACTCTATCGTATCAGGTTCATTACCCTTAATGATGCTCCCGAAATGAGTTTTAATAGCCATTTTAAAGGCTTTTTGAAATTGATCAAAAACTGAATTGTCAGCATCTTCCCTGACAATCAATAAGGGCAATAACGGAACTACAAACTTGTTTAATGAGGATTTTACACTATTAATTTCTTGATTATAGATAGAGTAAAGCCGAACTTTATAAACGTCATGAATTTCAGGTAGTTTATTGCGGCCTCTTAAATCTACACGTTTTCTATATCTTTCAATTGAATTGATTCGCTTAGTCGATAACTTACTCATTTATTTTTTGATCATCGTTTTCTTGTTCGTTTATTTTTTCCTGCTCTTTTGCTACTTCGATCCTTAAAGCCTTATCTAATATGATTTGATCTAGAATTATCTTGTCACCTTGAAACATAGAATTAGCAACTTCTTCAGGAAGTAGGACTTCACTTGTAATTAAAGCAACAAACCCATCAATTGCTATTTTCCTATTTTCTAAATCTTCTTTTCTAGTGGGTTCATCTAAGTTATCAAAAAGGAAAGGGAACTGATCTGAGTCTATCCCGATAAAATACATAAACCGTTCGATTGCAGGCCTTAAGTCTGACTCCTGCATTCCAGCAACACGTTTATAATAATTCTTAACATCAGATTCAGCACTAGTCCCACCTAGAGATCCCCCTTCAGCACTAAAAAAGACAGACCACGGAATACCGGGATGTGCCGCCGCGCAAAGCTGATTCCCTAATCTATCACTAATCTCAGGGATTCCGGTGACCGTTGCGCTTTCTCTCCTTAACTCTTCCTCGTCTGCAAAGACTCCAGTGTTCTGAGAACCCATAGCATTAACAGCATAAGCTACTCGCGCAATGATTTGATCATCTGCATTATCTGCGACAAGATCGGCTAAATCTTTAATTTTTAATACTTTCCAAAAGAAGTTTTGCAGGATGTCGGCACTTGACTGCATCGCTATGCCGTAACCTTTTAAAGCGTCGCTCATAGCTTCCAGCACTGAGAACCCCCAACCTCTACGTTCTATTGATATTCTAGCATCTGAGACAGGTAATCCTTGAACGATTAAAAGCCTAGACTCATGCACGCTCATTGATTTCTGATAACCCGCCTTTTGAATTATAACAGTATAATGTTCTGGCTCGCCAACTTTCGGGAAACTTGAACCATAAATACCTTCTGAATAAAAAGTTGTCGGTATGCAGTGCCAAGAATTAACAACGTCAATTTTTAAAGGCGGCCTAGTCACATTGAAAAGAGGCGTTTCGGGGTCGTCTCCATAATCAAAGAAAATAGCAGAACCCCAATGTAAACGAGACTGACTAAAAGCATGTTTTAAAGTTGGTTTTAAATTAAATTCTTTAAAACTCTTTTCCACCCCTTCGATTCTAGCTTGATCATTCTCATTATCATTAGATTCAATAAATGTTATCCAATTGGAAAACATGTCATTAACAGGGGCATCAATAGCTCTTTTAGCTGCCCAATTATAATCATAAAGCGCGTCAAGCTCTTCCTGAGTTGTCCATTTGTTTCTAATGAAATTTGTATTATTTAAAGCGTCATTAGCTCCACCGAAACCTGTAGTTTGATTGTAATATCCATCTTGCCGTGTGTTTTTTTGTCGAGTGGCTAAGACCTTTGAAACGGTTTCTTTTTGTGGTTTTTTGTTTCTTTTTTTAATCTTTTTCATTTCCTACCAGCTAGGGCTTTAGACATTGATCTTTTTCTTTGCATTAAGGGAACAAGTGCATATCTTAAAGCATCCATATAGTGATTATGTTTATCGACTATAATATCTAATATATCGCCACTTAATCTGTCTACTTTGAAAGAATAGAGTTTAAGCTCATTAGCAACCTCTTTACATCTTATATGTACTATTACCTTTTTGTATTTCTTAATATGCTCTATCCCATCCTCTACAGACCCTTTCCATTTATCAACACTAACCATTTTTAAAGGGTCTTTCACTCCTCGATGGTCTGGTTCACCATTCTTTAAATAAGAGATTGTTTCAGGTCTTGAACTATCACCTCTAATCGTGTGTGTATTGTACCCCGGAACTTTACGATAAATTTTATCAACCATTTTGCTCATGTCGATATGTTTGCCGCCGCCCTCATGCGTAACGTATAAACAACTATCGTAAACGTAACACCGGACGAATGCCCCTGGGTCTTGAGAGAATCCAAAATCAGTTCCATAATATGGCCCATCATAAAGGGGATTCCCTGCCCGGTCTAATGGTTCCTCAAAATCTTGAATTTCCCATTTACCATAAAATATTTGGGCTTTCGTGTGCTTTAGGAGTCCACCATTCCAAACATTATCATAAGTATCAGGGTCATTGATATAATGCTCTTTCCTTTCTTCATCTAATACATTTGGGAACCACGGGTTATCAATGTAATTGACTTGGACTATTCTAGAATTTTTAGGGGGATTTTGTATGAAACGTCTATAAACTGGAGACTCGTCACTTGAAGGATTCCAGATAACCCAGATCTCAGATTGAGGTAATAAATCAGACTTACCTTCGTTCCTGATCGTTGGAATTAACAATTTCCATGACGCTTCACTTACGGTTTCAGCTTCTTCGACTAAACAAATGTCGATTTTAGCCATAGATTTAATGGAGGCTATATTATTATGCAATCCAGCAAAGAGAAACTCTGTTCCGTTCTTACCTTTGATATAGTTTGCCCCTATTTCATAACATGCAGCCAATGCAGGATCTGATTCAATAGCGTTCTTGACTTCAGCAAAAACAGATTCTTTTAATGAGTTTTGAAATTCACGAGTACAAAGGATCCTAAGCTTTTCAATTGACCCATAGACAGCAGCAGCCTTTGCAACTGAAAACGACTTTCCTGAACCCCTACCGCCAAAAAAACATTTATATCTAGAAGGCTTTGCAAAACACCACGCTATTTTTTTTGGAACCTCTAATCGAATGGTCGACATTTATTCCGGTGGTGGGCCATCAGGATCAATACCAATAATCTCGACTTTCGTGGGTGTTGAATCATTGTTGATCTGTATATTATTAGTTGTTCCTTCCTTCTCTTTATCAAGACCTAAAGCTTTTCGCGTATCGTTAAACAATAGACTCATCGTTGAGCTTGCTTCTTTTACAACTCTTTGAGCCATTAAAGCCGCTTCACTTTGAGTTTTAGTTAATACACTATTTCCATCCTCATCTACTTTCTTCGCTTTCTTAACAAAGTCCTGAATAATGAACCTTGAAAGGGCTTTCATTTCCTTAGAAGATTTTAAATAATCGTCTGTCACTTCCTTTAAAATATCCGTCGAACTATCAATTATTTTCTGCAAAACTGACGCTTCTACCTTTTTTGTCAGTTCTGTGTCATTTTTGGCATATGTCCACTCTTCAGCCTTAATAAACTTCTTCAACGTATTCAAAGACATACCCCACTTTTGACTGATTTTACGGATTGTCATTTTCCCACTTTCAACCTCTGCTTTTAGTCTTGCTTTCTCAAGGTCTGAATATGCCATTATTTACCTTTTATCCTTACGGTTTTACCATCCTTCCCTATTTCCTGGTCAATATCCAAATTAGCTCTAACGAAACAATCTTTTGCTTCTAGAAGCTTTCTTACACCAGCCGTTTTTTCTGGACCTTCGGGTGTGGCCTCATTTAATGAAATCAGCAATTCTTTAATCTCTGCAACTAAAGGTCTTAACCTTCCGGGTAAATGCTTATATTCAAAATACTTCTCGTGCTTCTCGTTCCTGTGCCTCATGTTTTCCAAAAAATCTACCATATCTACCACCCCGTTACCCATAAAATTGCCAACAATGATAATGAAATTATCACTTGATCTATCTTTTCTATTTTCATTTATTTACTATTTGTGAATTAATACCCAATCCAGTCAATTGATTGTAAACGATTTCCTGTTCAGCTTCTCCAGCACAATCAATAATTAACTGGCATTTACCCGTTCCTTGATTACTGCTTTTACTCTCATCAAAAGGGGCTTCCATTTCCTGATCAATATCAAATTCTAGTTCAAGCTCGTCAAAACGCAAAGCTTCAAATTCTGGTAATTCTATTCTTAGATCTTCTAGTAATGGAATGAGAATATCAGCGTCGAATTCTCCTGAAATATGGCGAGAGTTTAAAGCGATGTTTAAAGCTTTCTCATCAACGTCATTCAAATCAACCCAATCGACTGGAACTTGATTAACCCCCAACTCAATTAAGCACTTCAATCTTTGATGTCCACCAACTACATTATTATTGCGCTTATTAGCGATTACAGAGCCTTTGAGTCCAAACCTGACTATTGAAGATTTTAATCCTTCTAGGGCTTCTTTTGAGATCTTTCTTGGATTGTACTTTGCGGGATTTAGGTCACCTATATTTACTGTTTCCATCTTACTCCTAAAATTAATAACTTAACACAAATTAAATTATTAATAATAAAGAGTCAAAAATTAATTATGGAAGTAAGTCATTAAGGTCTGAGGTTGATAATAATGGAATTGTAACGATGTCATTTATATCTAAAATACTGATGTGAAATTTTACTGTAGCTCCTTGAGGGAATATCCAGTAACTCCTCCCAGTTAACTGATCAGTCGATGATTTTATTTGATAATTCGGGAAAAACCTTCGGTTAGCTGTGTCATAATACCTACTAACTATAAATGCGTAAGTCTTAGTCGTAGGTACTCCAGAATAAAGCCTGTTGGGTTCTACTCCTTCAGCTCCAGAAGGTTCTTGGATATCCGCAAAAACTTTACACATATCGGTAGGAATCACGTCTGGCACAACACCAACGTCATCCGGCCAACCACCAAAAGTGTCTTTGTCTGAGTGCATAGCAGAACTACTTCTCATTTCATAAAAATATTCTGTTAAAGCGGTGGGAGGGGTTGTTATGTTTGAGTAGTCCCAAGTAAAAACGCCTGTCGATGCTATTTCTGTACAAACGTCCGATGTTAATGGAACAGCTGACCCATCAGATCGCTTGTATAATATAATATTTACTGGATCGTCTCCAGTGTTAAACCTCTCCAAAACTCCTAGAGTCGCTATTTCGTCTAACCTATTTCTTCTACCCATATTTTAAACGTCCTGTACTGTAAAAGTAGTTAAAAAAGTTATTTCCACCGTTCCACCACCACCCTCAGCTCTTTTAGCATTGACCCATCCATCCGTCCCAGCTGGAAGATAGCCAAAACCTCTTAAATTTGGACCCACAAGAAAAGCCGATTGCATCACAGTAAAACCCCCCACCCAGATCGGTATTTGCA